CAATGCAAGCAAATCATCACCTAATAATAACATAAAAGAATAAGTGTGTTCAGAAAAAAATTTGCTATAAGTACGCATATTATTTATTATGTTGCCAAAACCAACTGTTGTTTGTCCTGTATGTCTCATTGATGGTAAGTTAGTTTTAAAATATTTAGTTGAAACATAAGTTTTGACATGTTGTAGCATATAAGTGTCTATTAAATTTTCATCTCCTCCTAAAACATGTTTATATATTATGGATTCAAATTCTAAGCTATGTTGATCTGTTTGCCTATCTTGTTTTGATAAATCACTTTCAAAATATGTTAATTTATTATTATGTTTAAAATATGATAATTTATTGTTAATTTTAGTTATATCATAACCTTCCGCATAAATCACATTGGATTTTAATAATTGTTTAAATCTGTTTTTTAGCATGCTAAAGTATGGAGCATAAAAAACTGAAATAATATAAGGGTTCCATAGAACTAATCTATTTAAAACATCATTTTGGTCATGAAAAAAATCTCCTTTAGTTATATTTTCTTGTTTTTCATAAATATTAATTCTATTGATTATCAAATTTTTGTCATGTTCAAAAGTGTCAAGAATACTTTGTTCATATTTATCCATTTTTCTTCCTATTATCCATTCTCTTATTATATCTTTATTTGGTCTCAATTTGTTATTATTAAAAAATTTAATTAATTCATCACTAGCTTTATTAAAATAAGCTTTTTTAAAATGATTTAATTGTTGATCATGATTTAATTTTTTTTTTCTAAGATTTTCTCTCATTAATAATTTTTCAGTGAAAGCTCTCATTGTGGAAGTGTATTGACCAAAATTGGCTGGTCTGCTTAAAGTTGGTTCATAATTCATGTATGCTACAACTTGATTGCTATCTTTGTAATCGCCTTCATTAATTCTAACTCTTCTATCTAAATCTGTTTTATATCTAATTTCATCATTAGACATTGTGTTTTCGAAAAATAATATGTCCTGTATTGATTGTTCTTTATTTATTTCAGTACTTGATAGATTTAGCATTTTATGATTGAAATGGTTATACCAATTTAAACAATCTAAAAAATTTTTCTTTTTATGTTCATAATACAAATCTAATGCTTTCATTTTATTTATTTTTTTAATTGCAGT